CTGTCTCCACTTTCTGCTGATTCAATTACGTATAAAGTTCCGTTTACACTTAATGAACCAACTACTGCTTGTGCAATAGTAAAGTTGTGAGTAGATGTTCTAGTAGCAAATCCTTGTTGATCTGATATACTTGCTGTAATTTGGTAATTACCTGCTGCAAGCGTATCTGTAGCTCTAATTAAGTAGCTATCTCCTGATTTTACTGCGGTAAGATTAGCGCCTGCAAAAGTAGCAGAGAATGAGTCATGGTCTAAAGCATTTCCTTCTGGGTCAGAAAATGTAATAGTAACTAAGTTATTACTATTTGCTCTAGCTTTGTTTGTATTTAAATTAGCACTAGTATTACTAAACGTAATATTAGGTGCTTGATTATCTGTTACGTTAACAGAAAATGCTTGAGTAGAAAATGAACCAAATGAATTAGTTGCTGTTACTACTCCATCTATTTGGGATCCTCCTGCTGTGGCAGAACCTGAAATATCTCTACCTGCAAATAAGTAACCAGAAGAATCTATAGTAAAGTCGTTAGATGAGCTGACTGACCATGTTACTGATTGGTTAGATGAGAATATCGAGACAGTACCCGAGTATCCATTACTATTATCGTAAATATTATCTCCATTGACTGCAGACTCTATTACATATAATGTTGTGTCTCCACTTATTGAAGGAGTGGTATCATCAGCAATCGGTATACTTATCAGACCTTTATCTGTACCTGTATTATATGCGTCAGTTACCCTTACTTCATATATGTACTTATTAATTATATCAGAGTTTAATAGAACTCCAGCTTTCCTTGTTACTACTCCATTAGTAGATATAGAAAAGGCATCTTCATGTGGATCTGTTGCTGCTGAAGTACCAGAGTAGGAACCAGTTGCTACTGGGTTTCCATCTAGTTCTAAACTATGTAATCTAGCGTTTGCAAAAGTAATAGTATTTCCTTCTGGATCTGTTGCGGTGATGCTTCCTGCTGTTGTTCCATCGATACTACTTTCATTAACACCAGTAAGTGTTTGGTTATTAACAGTTGGCTGTGCATTATCTACTACTGTGATACTTATAGGTAGCATTGTTACTGCATCAGCATCGTCTCCTGCAACTGCATGTTCATCAGAAGCAGTTATTGACATGTTGTACGATGTTATACTTTCATAATCTAAAGATGAAGTGACCTGTCTCAATTCTACGTAAGTAGCGTACTTAGTAAGACTAAAATGTCCTGATGCATCTGAGGCTGATGTGATAGTAATAGAATCGCTTTCTGAATCCGTAAAATATATTCTACTTACTAGCCCAGATACTGCACTTTCATTTCTAGATGTGCTAAATGAACTAATTTGATTACCCGATATAGAAGTTTCTCTAAATATAGGGGCAGTGTTAGCAGTAACATTTAAATATATTGTTTTAGTACTAAATCCTCCAATTGTGTCTGTTGCTCTAATTACGACCGGGTGTGCTAGTGTTCCATCACCTCTATTGTCTGTATTAAAGTTTTCTGCTATCGGTAAAACATTTAGTTTTAACACTCCATTCTCTATAGTAGCAAAATTCTCTGTATAAGTAGGGTCTATTGTAAAAGTAATAGCTTGAGATTCAGCATCTGAACCTGCTAAAGTTACTATTGAACTTCCAGAAGGAGTAAATTCTGCAATTGTTTGATTACCTGTTGTGATAGATGGTGCAGAGTTTGGATAAAACATTGCATCCAAGAAATCTGTTACTGTTCCTTCACTTCCAGGATTAAATGTATTGAATAAAGGATGAGCTGTGTTAGAAATTATTCTATTACCGTCATATGCAACATCTGAAGATGTTATAAACCCAAATTCTTCAATTTGTGCTGATGAGGATACTGTTCCTGAGGGTATACTTGCTCCACTTCCAGCATTTGCTAATTCAACCCACTCTCCGTTATGAGCAAAGTATGCTTTACCTGTTGCATGTACATGAGCAAACATTCCGTGATATGTAGATGCATTAGGTAAATCTGCTAATTGAGAATATACATTTCCAAATAGGACTTTGTTACCCCCCATATCTAAATCACCAGAAGTTACTGCTGATAGTATCTGAGTTGAAGATGATACTGTGCCTTCGGGAGTGCTGTCTCCACCTGCACCAAATCCTAAAGCAGATATTTGTGCTGAAGATGAAATAATACTTGAAGGTATACCTACTAAGTCATCATATGTACTTCCTGTTATAAATCCTAATTCACTTATCTGTAAAGAAGATGATACTGTCCCACTTGGTACTTCTGCATCTACATCAAATCCTAAAGCAGTTATTTGTTCAGAAGATGATATAATAAGTGCTGGTAACTCATTTAAAAATCCTAATCCTGATATTTGAGCAGAAGAGGATATTACATTACTTAAATCAGAGTCAACTAAATAAGAAGAAGTTGCTGCATTAAGTCCAGATATAGAGTTATTTAAAGAAGAAGAAAGAACATCTACTTCGTTTGATATAGAACCTGTAAAGTTATTTAAAGGAAGTAAGGAAGTGGTACTGCCACCGCCTGATTCTAATGCTTCAATACGATTTATTACATCAGTACCGTTGAAAGTTAATTTAGAACCCGTTATATTTAGAGAACCAGTTAAATGTAGGGATTCTATACCAGGGATAAGCTGGATAGGAGTTGAGCCGCTTCTTTCGAATGCTAACGAGCCTGATAATTTGCCGGTGAACTTAGTCATCTACTTTTATTAATTTTATCTATAGGTATAACCGACGGAATTTCACCCTTTACAATAAATAGGACCTTTCTTTAAAGATCAGTCTCTGTTTCTGCACCAAATTTTAACTCAGATTTAGTATAGAATTTTCTATTATTATGCGGGTGTGCGTTAATTGCGTCAGTTATTATATGTCCTAATAGGTTTATTTGAAATTCTGTTTTTATTATTCTATCATTACCTTGTACTATCTCTGCTGATGTAGTATAGTTGTTAATTTGTGCTCTAAATCTAAATTTACTTGGATCTCCCCAGTAGGAATCAGAAGCAAAGTTAATACCTTCTATTATTTTGTTGTTTTGTTCAACATAATCGGTAAATATAATACAAGAATATACAATGTTTACATAATCAGGAATAGCAACTGCGTAATATTCCTCTACAGGCTTTCTACTATTAAGTACACCGAATCTATCGTAAATATTCTTCTTTGAAAATTCTTTTTTGAAGATGCCGAAGTTATTTGGATTATTACCATCCATCTTATTACCTAACTGCCTGTTTTTTTCTAAACTATCCCTTCTAAACACAATTAACGGTGCTTGCATTTTACCGTTTTTATCTCTATAGTATCCATCTTTCTGCATCGAAGCCCATCTTTCGGGAGATCCATATACAAGTGGTACGTTTATAGTTTTTCCGTTCTGTATTACTTGAGGTCTTAGTATTTCATTAAAATAAAAGTAAATAGATTCATCTATATCTTTTATCCCGACAGTTATGTTTTTAACTTTATCGTTTTTTCTACTTATTTGATTAGCCCTACTTTTAGTAGAATCTACTTCATACTTTCCGTTGATTGGAGCGCCAGTATCTGGATTAACATAGTTTTTTAGGCTATCTTGTGATAACCTTGCTTGACTTTTCGGTGTTGGTTTATTTCCTGCCATATTATCTTACTTCTGTTAGTCCTACTCTATCTGCTCTTGTTAAATGGCAATCAACAGTTATAGAAACTGATGATCCAAATCCAGAAGCATAGTTAGATAGGTTATACGATTTATCTCTACCTAAGAATAGTTGATTTTCTCTTACTGAATCTACTTCATAGAAGTCATTATGCCATTGAATGATGTCTCCTACTTCCGGAACTACCTGAGAGTCTGCTAAATCCTGTCTAATAAATGCAAATGATGCTTCTCTACCTAAATCTACACCAAATTCCTGTACATCGTATACTTGATCACCTCTGGTTATTAAGCAATACATCTTAATTGCATTCCAATATGTCTTTTCTAATGCTTCTCCGTATAAATTAACGTCTAAATCCTCTAAACTGAGTTTATGGTATAGTACTTCCTGTTCAATTATGTCTTTTAAAAGCTCACGATTGATGTTTACAAGTAAATCAAAGTCTCTATTAGATCCAAATAGCATTATTTTTCTTCTATTGTTTGTTCACCTACTTCTATCACAGCTATATCACTGTATTTAGCTTTGGCATTAGTTTTTAAAGCGTCAAAAGCTTCTTTAGCTTCTTTTTGGCTTATTATCTTTACTTTATAGGTAGCTCTATTATTAGTACTGTCTTTAGAAGCTACAGTACAGGTAGTTACACCAGGTAAAGCACGAATAGCATCGTCATACCCTTCAGGGCCGTCTTCAGTAAAGGTAACTTGTACCATTGCCTCGTACGTTCTGTACTCTATTTCTAATATAATATCTAATAACTTCATTAACCTACGTATATTGTCATTGGAATTGATTTTAAGATGTTTTCTACATCTTCTGATTCTTTAGCTTGTGCATCCAACTGGGCTGACCTACCTGTTGAGGTTAAAGTTTCTCTTAATTGAGTTAAGAGTGCTGTTTTTTCTGCCCTAGCATCGGTTAATAAGTCGGCTTGATTGAGAGTCGCTTCAGAACCAGGTACTGGTACTGTTTGATACTTACCTCTTATATAACCTAGCACCTCTTTTGATAAAGCTAACGTGTAGTTGAATATCCATTGACGTCCTACGCTGTTTATACCTTTATATTCTGGGTTAGAGTAAGGTACTTCTCCTATATTTGTTATAAGACCTGGGTCATTGTTAAAGTTTAGCTTAGATTTATCAACATTCTTATAGTATTCGAAGTGCATCTTACCATTTCGACTAGGTATAGGGAATAATCTAAGAGTATTATTTACTATTTCAAAGGAATAAGTAGATTTTCTTACTTGATCGTTAAATTCAATAGCTTGAGTCTTTAATATGTCATAAGATGTAGGCATCATTAAGAAATTGACACCGGGACTAAATGATCCGAAGTCAAAAGCTGTCATTAAAGACTGTACTCCTGTACCTGTACCGGCATATGGGTCAAAATAACGTAATATTGCTGGTGGTGCTTCGTAATACACCTTTCTTATCTCTATACCACCTGTTATTCCTTCATTCTCTGCCCATTCATTTAAATCGTAATTCTGTTGATTACCTATAGTATCTATAGAACCTGTATACCTATTTACATTACCGCCAACTCCTGCTTCAGTCCCGTAATGTCTTGATATTTCAACTATTCTGCTGATGGTAGGATCTACTAATTGATTATTTACTTGACTCCCTGTTGAGACTCCTTCTAGGCTTAGATAATTTTCTCTAATCTTATAAGTAAATACTTCATTACCGTAAGTTGTTATTGCTTCTTCAAAGCATGCAAACATTTGTTCTTGCTTTAACTCTACATCCATAAGAGGGTATCCTAAACGAGTACCCACAAATTTTGCTACTTTTACAGCATCAGATTGAAAAGCCTGATCACTATCATAGAACCCGAAAGGAGTATCTCCTGGGGTAAACGTAGCAGTGCCGTCCCATATTTGTATATTTGCCATTACTTAAAGTTTTATATAAATAGCGTTTAATCTCTAAAGGTTTTATATACGTTCAATAGAGGTGCAACTATATCATGTCTGTGGTTCTTAGCTAGTGAATGAGTCACAAAGCCCTCTACTTGTTCTTCTAACCTACTTAGGAAGCTAAATCCTGTATCTCTTTTGTCTCTTAAGTCGATTTGAGCTAAGTCTCCACATATAGCCATCTTAGAACCTTGCCCTAACCTGCCTATTACTGTTTCCATTTGAGAATGAGTAACATTCTGTGCTTCATCTACGATTACAAAAGAATTTAGAAAAGTTCTACCTCTCATAAAAGCAAAAGGTACTATTTCTATATTACCATTATCCATTTCCTTACGTACCTTTGCCTCATTATACAGCATGAATAAATTATGATAGATTGGTGCTAACCATGGGTCCATTTTTTCACGTATATCTCCTGGTAGAAATCCTATCTCTTCTTTAGCTACTGTTGGACGGGTTATTATTATCTTATCTATACGTTTGGTAAATAGTAA